GACAGCCAAAAGAACAGCTTCTTCTAAAGGGATAAGCATCAGCGAATACATTGAGAGTTTGATCAGAAAAGACATGAAAGCATAAAAAAATCGCCCCGGAATAGCAATTCCCGGGGCTTTTTATTGAAACACGAAGCCTGCAGGCCGGTGTGCTTCTCACTTACTTAGTCAATACTTAGTCAATACTTAGTCAAAGGTTAGTCAACGTTTAGCCAACGTTTTCAACGCATTAGGTGCGTTAGGAATTAAGACCGTGCGCTTGATCCGTATATCTGATTGACTCTGTTCTGAACGATCGCCGGCTTATAGCCGGCCGCTGCCAGTGCTATGGCCCTGTCCGGGTTCTGTCCGTACCTGCCGACAAGGACCTGACTGGCTACCCTGTCGATCAGCTCCACGTATTTCTGGACTTTTTCGTAGTAGTCATACTTCCCAGGCTGCGTCATGATGTTCTTCCTCTGCGCACCAGATCCGGCAAAGCCCTGCCATACATAGTCCGCCATGGCCCAGAGCAGTTCCGTCTCATCCTGCGCATACAGATTAACATACGCCTGTACCTCGTCCGGATCATACCCGCCGGCGCGGATCTTCTCCGACCGCTCGGGGTTCCGGCCCCACATCTGCAGCATGACCTCAACCGCAAGATCGCGAGAAAGCCTATTCCGGCGGGTGAAGTTGCCCCGCCAGTATTTTTTCGCGCTCTTATTAAAAACGACTGTACGGCCGTTTCTGGTCATCGTCTGGCCGTTTCTTTCGACTTCTGGGAACACAATCCCGCCGATGCAGGTGAAGACCAGGTCTCCATTGTACTGGGTAGAATAGCAATTTACCCCGGCATTTTCGCACCGGGTATAAACATCCTTTGCCCAACTCCTGTATGTGCCCTTTGATTCTCCACAGCAGTTGCTGATTGCGATGGTGGGCCGGATCCGGTTGATCCACCATGCCGGGTTATTCTCCGGCACGCCATGATGATTGAACATCCAGATGTCAATGTCGCTGAGATCGTAGCCCTGCAGGACCAGCTGATTGAGGGTCCACTCTGTGGCATCGCCACAGTTTAGGATCTTGCATCCGTCCATCTCAATCAGGAGGCACAGCGACTTAGCATTGTTGTTGTACTTATCGCCTGCGAACATGCAGGTAATCTTTGCTCCACCCACAACAAACGTGGAGCCGGTCCGGAGCTTCACGACCGGGATGTCTTTGGCTTTGCATTTGGCCAGGATGGCATTGTGCCGATCCAGATCCCTGCTGGACTCCTGATAGGGCGCATAGGTCGAGCAGTAGTATCTGCTGATCATTTCCTGATCCAGATACCAGCCGGCGTCCCCGTTGTGGTCCTTGTGCCCGTGGGTGTTGCACAGATTTGCCTTCCGGCCTGCCAGAACGCTCTTTACGACAGCTCTGGGGTGAACGTTGCCGGCACAATAGGTATCAATCAGCAGGAGCTCACCTTGCGACTCTATCAGCATCATAGAACCCCAGTCCGTCGAAAATCTGGGGCAATAGATCTTACCCATTCTTTTCCCTCATCTTTCTTGTCACGACCTTCTGCACGTCATCATAATATTCCTCGCCGATGAATGCCCGGCGCTTCTCTCCGGATCCGCAGAGGTCCCGGATGATATAGTCCGCCATGGCGTCCAGGAGGGCGTCCCGATCGCTGACAAATATCTTCACATATTCCTGGACTGCTGCCCAGCGTGTGCCCAGGGCATTCTTCCGGACATCGCCGTTCCCGTGCTTCCGGAGCATGACCTCGACGGCCAGCTCCTCATCAGAGCGGGACCAGTTTTTATATTCTCCCAGGGAATAGTATTTCGTTCTGTCGCTGCGGTCACCACAGACCACAACCATGTCATCCGTGAAATGCATCAAGATAGAACCGTCTTTAAAATTGTTCCAGATGTCAGCTCCTGTGGCCTGTACCACCGGGACCGTCCAGCTGGTGAAGCCTTTGTCCTTCCCGATCGTGCCACCCTTCTCGCCGTAGTTGTACCACGCCGCCTTTGGCTTGAGCTTCGCGAACGCTTTTTTATCGACATAATTCCCATGATGCGGGATTTGAGCGATGATGACCGGCTTACAGACAGCTCTGGCCGCGTCACAGCCCAGCTCGTTGTCGCCGGCAGTGAAGTATCCGAAGTCAAAAAGGAAGACCGGGGAGAAGTTATTGATGAACATTCCGGCAAGCGGGTCTGTGTCCGGTCCCCTGTAGCTGTTTTTGGACTGCCAGAGGACCCGGCAATGGATATCTCCGATCCGGATCTGCGTGCCGGTGGCCAACCATCCGACCTGGATACCGTTTCGCTGGCACAGGTCGTACAGGCCTTTAGCACAGCGGCTGTGCATGTCGCAGACCCGACTGTACCACGGCTTGCCCTTGTATTTGCTTTTGGTATAGGCGGCCAGTGCTGCATAGTCGGTCATCCAGACTTTTTCGACCCTGATGTCCGGGTCGTTGATGATGTCTTTTATCCCGTTAATGTGGTCTGTGTGCGGGTGTGTCCCCACCGCCCAGATCCTCTTAAAATGCTGTTTCTTAATCCATTCCCGGAGCACATCGGATGCCGGACGCTGGCCGGCATCCAATACAAGCGCGTTCCCAGCCTCATCGAAAAACACAGCATAATCCCCGTATTTGACGCCTGTGGTCTTGGGGATGTCGAAGCCCGGGATATAAAGACTTACTGTCCTCCCCATGGTCAGACCTCCTTCCGGATGAAAGCAGAGTGGCAGAAACCGTATTTTCCGCTGTCTATGGTCTTGATGTAGTACCATAAGCTACCGTCGGCCGCATAGATCTCATCGCAGATATAGACCTCAGTACCTTTGTCGAGAGGACCGAAGGTCCTGCATTTATCGTTCTCAGTGCCGGCCCATGTCCGGACGTTGAGCCTGGTCGCTGTTACCTTACCTTTCCATTTGACGTCTTTGGAAGGGGCAGAGGCGGATGTCTCTGTCTTGCTGGACACGGTGCCAGAAATGTTCGTGTGGACAAAGCCGCGGATATATCTGCCGTTGATGGCCAGTGTCCTGTATTCCACAGCGTCGTTTTTATTGCCCTCAATCACAAGCATCGTGCCGGCAGACCTGTCTACGGACACCACCATGCCGACGTGATCCGGAGTGCCAGTATTGTCTCCTGATCCAGTGTCTCCCCAGTCATAAAGGACCGCGTCTCCCGGATCCGGGAAGAACGCATCGTCCTCTACCCATGTGCCCGCCTTTTTGGCCAGCGTGATCATCCGGGGACAGGAGCACTCGATCGGGAAGGCGTCTGCCAGGCCGGACTTGATATAAGCTGCGCTGATGGCGGTCGCGCACCAGGCGTCCGAGTAACTCACCCTGTAGTTGACCGTGCCGTTTATCTTGACCGCTGTGGCCAGATAGGCGTTGTAGATGTCAACGATCTGTTTGTGCTTGCCGTTCGCTTCTGAATAGCCCTTCCAGCCCTCAAAGACGTCCACGACAGCCTGTCTCTGGGACGTGTCGCACTCTGTGACCGGTTCGGTTTTTGCTTCTCCAAAAAAGTAATTCATATCGACGTTCCCGGAGATGCCGCTGACCTTGCCCTTGTTGTAGTACTGTTGATACGTGCAGGGGTAGTTGGGATCACCGCTGTAGTCTGCCAGCCAGATGACATAGCCCTTGGCCAGAATCTGGCTCATGTCATAGTAATTCTTGTAAAAGTCCTGATTGAGATAGACCCCGGCCCTGTATCCCTGGCTTTCGACATAGTCGCAGAAGATGATCGTCCATGGTGTCGTTATGGACTTACGCAGCGTCACGCCCTTCTCTTTAGCATCCGTGAAGGTGTCATATTCCAGATCCGCGAAGATGATGGTGTCTTTCCCCAATCCAGCTTTCTTTGCATTTTCGATACAGGACTTTGCCTCCAAGAGGACGTCGGATTCTTTCAGCGGGTAGAAAAAATGGTAAATCCCGGGGATCTCAATGCCGGCAGCCTGGGCTCCGGAAACATATTCGAGGAATTTTTTATCAATCGTTTTGCGATATCCTTCGCGCAGAATCACAAAATCTATGCCGTCTTTTTTTGCCTTTTTGAAATCGATCGTCCCCTGGTGGTAGGAGACGTCCATGCCTTTCTTTGTCATGCTTCCTCCCTAAAAACAAAATAGGAGCCTGCTCCTGCAGGCTCCCGCTTATACGTTTCGGTACTGTTGGCCATTCCCGGACATGGCCCTATATGTTTTATCCCTGCTCTTCCTTCGGCTCTTCAAAGTCAATGGCAAATGCGTTCATCTCTCCGACGGCCGCTTCGAGCAAAAGATTGATCTGATCTTCCGTGATATTGATGTTGTTCTTCTGGGCGATTTCCCAAAGGAAGTGCGCTGCGTATTTCTTCCTATCCTGACCGGTCCCGGCGCCATGGATCTGCTCCGCAGCATATACCGCTTCTTTCGCCCAGCGCATCAGGGCGTACAGCTTTTCATTTTCTGCGTGCACAGTGATCCACTGTTTGATGGCAGGCACGAGATAGATCGTGACCACCGCCGCGAGGATCCTGATCAGGAGCCTGACGATTTCAAATGTCAATTCATTCATTATCAATCCTCCTTAATGGAAAAAGCTCCTTTTGCAAGGAGCCTGTCGTAAGTCGTCTTAATATTGTGTATGGCCATTACCGCGTATGTGTTCTTGAAGTCCGGGTGCTTGTCGCAGTACTTTTCATACGTGTCAATATCCTGCAGCTGCTGTCGGAAGTACTCTTGCGTATGCTCCACCCCATTTATCAGTTCGTCATTAAAACGCAGAATGTGGGTCCGGGCCAGTACTGCCGCATTCTCGTCCACCTTGTTCGATATAGATGTGATATCTTTCCGGATATCTTTTAGTGCTTGCAGGACGCGGTCCTGCTTGTCTTCTTTCTCGTCCTTGCGCTTCAGGCGCGCCGCTATAAGATCCCATATCTTGCTACCAAGGACGGCCACGAGGACCGCCCCTATCAATTCCGTCGCTGTGATCATTTGTATCTCTCCCGGGCAATAAAAAAACTGGCCTGAGCCAGTTGGTCGTGTACATGTTTCATCCAGGATCTCTCAGCTGGCGGCATGCTCGAAATACTCATGCCGCACTTCGAATCCTTCCTTTGTAAGGAGAGATACGGAATCGGTCAGATGCGTGCTGTCAACAGCCTGCCCGGCCTGGCGGAAGAACTCCTTAACAGCATCACCCTCATTCTCATAGGGCTTGACCGAATTGCCGGAAGTGCCGTTTTCTCTGTTGGTGAAACGGACTACAAAATAATTATACATGGCGTGTCTCCTTAGAGTTGAAAATTTCTGCCAGACTGGTGGCAGTTACATTAAGATTCGGGATTATGCGGCTCCCTCTGGCGATGTTTGCCGTTACCGCATACATTGTGTTTTCGATGACAACAATATCACCTTTGACGTAATTTTTGCTTGCGACAAAGGTCGTTTCTGACGAGCCGGCAAACCCTGCTGCCTGTCTTATCTGTCTGGCTACAGCTTCGATCTGCTCCTGCAGGAGCTGGGCCGCAGTCTTTCTGACCGTTTCTTCTGTCCCCTCCGGAGCAGGCTCTTCAACTACCGGTTCATCCAGACTGCCGTCATCCGGGATGGTCCCATCATCCAGCTGATCGATGAGGCTGTTGTACTCCTCTTCCGTGATCTCTGTCACGGAGGCCTCTTCATAGGGAATATTCCCGGAATCGGCCATCCAGTCGTCGTGGTAATACGTTCCGCCATAGTCCACCACCTCCACATCATCAGGGCCGGATGCAACGATGATCCGGTGCTTAGGCTGCCATCTCCGGAAGTCATATTCCGAAC